CATATTCTCTTTATGGGGGGCAATTATTATCCGCTTCTCTATTTGATAGACAAAACCCATACAATTTAGTTAAAACAGTACCTTCTCACATTACAGATAATCCTGATAATAGTTTTTATAGTTCTTTTGTAAATATGATTGGTCAACATTTTGACTATATTTGGACTTATATAGGGTCTTTAGGTAGTATTAATGATGCTGATAATAAAGATTCTCGTGGTATTTCAAAAGATTTAGTTTTTTATAAATTACAATCTATAGGAATTCCCGCTTTTGATCAATTTGAAAACTCTAATCTAACAGAATATTTTTTAGGGGGTAGTGGTATATCAGGCAGTATAAATTATAATGTAAATCATTATTTTCATTATAGTAGTGAGCATCCTTCTAGCTCTTTAGGTTTAGGATTAGCTGTTTCTTCATCAGAAACCCTAATTACAGCTTCAAATCAAGTTTCAATAGCTAAACAAGATATAACTAAAGAAATTTGGAAACGTTTGTACCATAATGCTCCTTACCTATTAAAAACAAAAGGATCAGAAAGGGGTATTAAAGCTTTAATGAGTTGTTATGGAGTTCCTGGAACTATGTTAAATGTAAAAGAATATGGGGGATCTACTACTACAACAGGACCTATAAAAGATTTAGACATAGCTGATTATTATAAAACATTTACATATGAAAAGGCTTCTAACGCTTTATCAGGTGATAGTGCTGGGTCTTCAACAAAATCTATTTTAAAAACCCCTTGGTCTTCTTCTCTAACAGATGATTTATCTTCTTCTGCTAAAACAGTAGAATTTCAAGTTAAACCTATACATTTTACCCCTTCAGAAATAGGAGCTAATTATCAAAGGATGCCTTTATTTGTTCTTGATTGTGATGATCCTAATAATAATATTTCATTAGAAGTAGTAGCTAATACTGCAGGTGATATATCCCAATCAAATGATGAGTATAATTTTGGTCATTTAAGGTTAAATAAAGGATCTACTCAAATAGCTGTAACACCAAAATTTCCAATATTTGATGGTGATTTTTGGAATATACATGTAAGCAACACAGGTATTTCTGGTAGTGACTCTACTATACAATTTGGGGCTTATAAATCTAACTTTAACAGAAATATACTTAAAGTAATAGGAACCTACACCCAAACAGAACAAGATAGACAGTTAAGTTTTGGAGATCCTTATAGTGAAAGTTTTAATAGAGGAGGTGCAGAATATGCATATTTTGGTGGGGGAAATCCAAACACCCCAAAATATTTTACAGGTTCAATGAGAGGAATTAGAATGTATTTTCATGAAAGTGGAAGTTTTGAACCCTTAAAAGATAATACCCTTAAAAAACATGCTTTAGATCCTGCTATGTATGGGGGTAATTCAGTTTCTTCTTCTTATGACGAACTAGTACTTAGAGCTCCATTAGGGTTAAATGGTATAGAATCCACAGGAAGTTTTCACCCAGAAATTGGTGAGAACCCCAACCGTTTAGGACATCCTACTAGTAGTGCCGATAATTCAAATTGGGAAGCAGTAGTACAAGACCATTATTTACCTACTCCTGATACTGTAGGAATTTCAACAACAAGTGAAAAGGTAAGAATAGACGAAGGTACAGTTGCTGATAATATTTTATCTCATAAAATAAAAGGAGAAACTTCTACTTTAGATAGACAACCACAAGATTTTAGAGATCTAGGTATATTCTTTTCCCCAACAAACGAAATAAATGAAGATATAATTTATACTTTAGGGAGTTTTAGATTAGATGATTTTATAGGTTCACCTTTACCTTCAGTTCAAACAGCATCTATATATGAAGATTTAAAATCACTTAGAAATGTTTATAAAAAGAAAGTCCAAAGAAGATATAATTATTGGGATTATATAAAACTTATACAAGATATAGATCATACATTATTTAAAATAATAGAAAAATGGGTACCTGCTAGAGCTAACACAAAAACAGGTCTATTAATAGAACCTCATTTCTTAGAAAGAAGTAAAATCGCAAGAAGTCTACCTGTAGTAGAAGATCTCCAAACTATGGTGTCTGAATCACATCAAACTTTAGAATTTCAAATAGCTTCAAAATTTGCTAATAATAAAACTGTTTTTTTAAATTCTTCAAAAGCTAAAGATTTTGGTCAAGAGGGTATAACTACAAGAAGAAGTGTATCTAATGTATGGACAGCATCAGACAGTAGATATATAGATCAACGTGTAGAAGGACAATGGGATGGTGGTACATATGTAGTTTATCATAGTAATCTTTCTTCTATAACATCTAGTAAAGGAGCAAGAGAAGGATATGGAACTAATGCTGTAATAGATGTTTATGACGATTATATGGATCCTTTTAGACTAAGTAAAAATGATGAAAATCAACAAGATTGTCAAGCACCTATAAAACCTTATTCAGGATCTAGAGCTAAATTTCCAGATTATATTGCTCATGAATCATCAGTTTTATTAGGAAATGCAACGACTGGAAGAAAATCTAATAGGTATTACAAATATGCAGAATATGTTTTATCTACTTCAAGTTTAGGTATTAATCAAGAATAAAGTTATAAATTATGGCAGGAGGCTCAGCATCATATTATTACCCAGGAACAGATCAACCCGTAACTAAAAGTTACGACGATAGAATCAGAGACCTTGCAGAATTTGATGATGCTTTATTAGATCAACAAGTTTGGAAAAATCCAAGATATGATGGATGTAAATTAACCCAAACAGAATACAATGAATATAATGTTGAAGATATTTCTTTTTTAACACTACCTACATTAACTAATAAAACAACAGCTTTATATATTGCTAATACTGTTATTGGGGGGACAGAAGACCCTCAATTTGCTACAATTAAAGGTCATTCTTATGTAGGAATTCAAAAAATATTAATAATAAATACTTTAGATGATTCTGTACAAGTTTTAGATAGAGCATCAGAACCTTATGAAGAATTTCATAGATTTATAACAAATGACCTCCCTACAGGAGCTAAATGTAAATTAAAACTTTTAGACGATTCTGTTCAATCTAATTTAAGTGGACGTCATAGAGTAAAAATGAATAAAGGGTATTTATTAAAAACTCTTAGATATGAAAGTGCAGGGGATATTTCCCAATCTCAAAATTTGCAACCACTTGGTGCTACTAATGCTGATTTCAATCTTGAAAATAATTCTTTGTATTTATATGCTTCAGGGGTAGCTGTATTTGATTATATAAGTGAAAGTGGTGATGTTGGTACTTCTCCAACAAACCAAACATTTAATAATCAATTAAGATTTAGATATGGGATGCTTGAAATGTTTGATGATACTTTTTCTGATGGATCAAGTGTTGGCCATAAATTTGATGTTAATAGAATGGGTCCTTCTTATGCTTCTGCTTCTTTATTTGAAAATAAATTTACACGACAATTTTATAGTGGTGCTTATGGTCATTTAATCCACCAACCAGGAACAGGTTCAATAGCAGAAGGAGGTACTAATGCACAACGAATAGCAAGTACGGCTTTAGGTTCTGCTAGTAGATTTATAGCACATAATTGTTTAAATTTTTTAGACAATAACAATAGTAATTTTGATAGGTTATTAAATCCACAAGATAGAACAGAAATACACGTTACTTTTTTTGAAGGTACTAAGGATTTTACTAAAGGAGTTAATTCACCTGTGAGTGCCCATGATGAAAGAAGTATAGGTACTTTTGAAGTAGATCAATCTTTAGCATCTTTAGGTATAGAATCAGCAGACCATTGTAATGATGGTTTACCTACAAACCATGAAATATTACTTAAAGGCCCTAATGATGGAAGATTTATGCCTACATTAACTACTTTTCAAGATAATTTTGTAACAGCACATTTAGTAGCTACTGAAAGTGGCCCTTATTCAGGTCCTTTAGCACATTTAAGTGGGTGTGTACAACCAGATCACCCCTATCCAGAAGGTGGTGGTTCTCCTTCCGACATACAGATAGGTATAACAGCAGATAAAGTAAATAATGCTAGAATTTATGTTCAAGGAGGTGCTTTAGGTATGATAGGCTATGAAGGTTGTACCTCAGCCAGTGGTACTGACTATAATAACCCCCAAACAGAAGAAATGACATCAGATAATTTTTATTCAGGTTCTTCTTTTACTTATGAATTATCTTTCTTAGATAAAGATCATACATTAATATTAGATTTAGATAAAAATGCTGAACTTTTTGATGGGATTGGAAATAAAGGAGTATTAATAATACCTCAATGGTCTTTAACTAAAGTAAAATTTAACTTAGAATACTATTTAGAAAAAGCAGGTATTATTACTGAAACTACAAATGTTACTACAAATGTAGCAACTGAAACATATGCAAGGGATTAAAAACAAATAAAAAAAAACAACAATTTTTGAAAAAAATATATATTTATAATAAAATAATAAAATAATGGGATATTTAGATAATAGTTCAATTACAGTAGATGCAATACTAACAAAAAGAGGTCGTGAATTATTGGCACAAAGCCATAAAAACAATCCAGATGATGTAAACGTAAGGTTTAAAATTACACAATTTGCCTTAGGAGATGATGAAATAGACTACCAATTATTCAATGAAAACCATCCAAATGGTACTCAATATGCAGCAGAAGCAATTGAAAATATGCCTATAATTGAGGCTTTACCTAATGGGATTAATTCAATGAATTCAAAACTTATTACTTTATCAAGAGGTACACGTTATATACCTTATATTACTCATAACTATGGTAGTTCAGGTATAGGCCCTATAACTATAAACAGTGCTGCTATGTCAATAGAAGTCAATACATTTAACTTAAATGGTACTGGACTAAGTAGTGAACAATATATATGGACTCTTTTAGATGGTAGGTTAGCAAAACATTTTGTAGGACAACCTACAACTACTGGTGCTCCTACAGCAGCTGAAATGCAAGAATTTTCAACAATAGCTCACTCAATTTCTGTTAAGGGAACTTCAGTATCTCTCACACCTACAGAAAGTGATGCTTTATTTAGTGCTACTGTTACTACTAGATCCACTTCTATTATTGTAGAAGGAGTAACTTCAGGAGCTGTAGTTTCAATTCCTATACAGTTTAAATCATCAACCACATAAAATAAAATATAATGTATAAAAGATTTAATGATAATGATATAGTTACTATAGCCTCTCAGGAATTAGTAACATCTACATGGACAGGTAATACAAATAACTTAACAGTAGCCCACACAGCTTCATCACAAGCAGACTTTACAACAAGTACAAGTTCAGGTCACTTTTTTATTGATGTTTATAATGAACATACAAGTTCAACTACTGAAGAACTCCAATATTCAATAGCTTATGGTCACAGTGCAGGATCAGGTTCTCCTGATTTTACTAATGATACAGGTTCTTTTGGAATGAGTGCAGCTAGAACTAATTATAGTCAGTTTAGACAGTTACATTTTAATGATGATACCAAATTCTTTACTTTTGGTACTCACAACCCAGATAATCCAACAGGAATATATATTATTAATATTGCTAGAGCAAGATATAAACAAAAATTAACCTTAGGTACCTTAAACTTAGAAATCACTGGAAAAACATTAGGAGTAGGTGCTAGTGAACATACAACTATTGATCTTACAGATGATAGTGTTGTAAACGAACCTATAGGTAATTCAGTTAGTTTAGGACCATATTATAATATAGTATCAGGGTCAAGTGGTCAGCCTTTAACAGGTACTACTGCAACTACACAAGTAGGAACTAGTGCTTCTTATGGTCATTTTTATCCAGAAGCAGGACTTATTATTTTAATGGCTGACGCTTTTACAGGTGATTTATCAGGAGGTTTAAATCCTGGTGGACCTGACCCAAATGTAGATAAAAATCATGAAACCATGTTTAATGCAATTTCAGCATCAGGTAATTTTATAGTAGATACAACTGAAGAAGTAAATTCTGAGTATTATTTTTGTAGAGCAAGAAATGATCAATATAATTATACTAATAATGAATCTTTTATAGATGCAAATAAAAATGTATTTCATGAATCTATGAAACTAAACCCAAAAGTATTTATAACAACAGTAGGTTTATATAATGATGCTTATGAATTATTAGCAGTAGCAAAATTAAGCCAACCAGTAGCTAAAGATTTTACAAAAGAAGCCCTTATTAGAGTAAAATTAGATTACTAAAATGATTTTAAATGGCTGTCTCATATGTTTATAAAAAACTAAATCCAGAAGATAGAGCAATAATCGCCTTTAATGCTCACAAACAGTATAACTTTAATTCTAGTTCTGCCTCTTCAAATAAAGTAACTCTAATTACTGCAAGTTACACTTCTGAATCTATTTCTTTATATGATTCTGGTAGTTCTACTTTTGGAGGTTATGATAGAGATGTTATAAATAATGTTTATTATAATCAAATAGACCATTTATTTTATAAAGATTATCCTAAAAAAATTCACCAAAAAAAAGATTTCTGTAGTTATACGAAACAAATAAGAAATTTATACGATAAAGTTAATATTTTATCTATACCTGCGGGTTTATATGGTGCTGAAATAAAAAAAACATCTTTCTATTTAAGTTCTAGTACTTACCAATTAGTAGATGATTCTTATGGTAATTTAATTATAAGTGGTACTGATGTAAATAATTATCCTAATAATATCTTTGAAAATGTGTTTAGGTTAGATCCTATTAAAGGTTTTAAAAAATATGATTTAGGGGTTCATGATGGGTATGTTAATGTTGAGGGAAGAGAAAAAATAACAGGAAGTGCAGGAGAATATCAATACATTCACTCTGAATTTTGGAGAAAAGGTTCTGTAAACCCAGGTGCACCTACTTCCTATACTAGTGATAATGATAAATTACCATTAAAATATTTTCCCAAAGATGAAGATGATAGTTATTTCTTTAATGATTTAAATTATTATAATGTAACTTTTAATAAACATTCTCTTTTAAATGTCCCTACTATAGATCTTAATAGTGTAGCCTCTTCATATATAAGACACGACCATAACCATAAAATAAATTTTGAAAAAGATAAAAATTATGCTATATCTTTTTACATACAACCAGAAGCCACAGGGTCACAAAGTGATATTTCAAATACCGAAAAAAGATATATAATAGCTAAAAGTACAACATATACAAAAATAACCCCAGCACCTGGATTTGCAGGAGCAGGAACCGGAGTATCTATAGCTTCTTCTTCAATAGAAGTACCAACACCTACTCCAAGTAATAATTACCCTTTTGAAATTTATTTACAAAGTCAATCAATATATTTTAAAAGGTCTGATGGAGAACAAACACACACTATTAATTGTGAAATAACCCAAAGTGGAGCAACTGTAAAAGCAAAAGCCGCTCATATATTATGTCAGGTTTCAGCCTCCGTAATGCAGATATGGTTTAATGGAGAAAAAGAAGCAGAAACTACAAGCCTTTTCCAAAAATCAACCCAAAACAATGCTAACCTTTATATAGGTTCAAAAGGAATACCTACAGACGCAACAAAAGATGATACAGGTACAAGTCCTTTTAGAAGTTTTAATGGTAAAATTAATAACATTAATATATGGGCTAGACATTTTAATGAAACCCAAATATCAAATATATCAGAAAGTATAAATGCTTCCCCTGTTATAGGTAATTTATTTTATAATACAGGTTTTGCTACAATAACTCATCCCAAATACCAAGATATATTAAAAGGAGTGGGTACAGATGATTCATCTGTAAATACTCTTCAATTTCAAGGAACCCATCTTATGTATGAACATGAATATCAATGTACTGTAGGAGAACATGAGTATAATGATACTATAAACGGGTCTACTTTAAAAGGAGATGGAGTTAATTCTCATGAATTAGAAGATTTTACTACAAGTTCTTATTTTAAGCCTTTTGTTACTACAATAGGTTTATATAATGATGCTTATGAATTGTTAGCAATAGGTAAATTAGCACAACCTATAAGAATGTCAGATGAAACAGATACAACATTTATAGTACGTTTTGACGAATAAAATTAAATTATGAAATGGTTATATAAAAATAAAGAAATTAATGAAATTTCTGACTTACCAAACAATGCCTTTGGCTTTGTTTATCAAACAACTCACTTACCTACAAACAAAAAATACATTGGTAAAAAATCTCTAATGTATAATTTAAAGAAAAAACTTGGTAAAAAAGAAAAAGCACTTTGGGAAGGTAAAGGTAGACCTCCTGTTTATAAAAGAGTACTTAAAGAAAGTGATTGGAAAAATTACTATGGTTCTCATAGTTTTATTAAAGAAGCAAACAAAGAAGATTTAAAAAGAGAAATTTTAGAAATCGCTTATCATAAAAAAGAATTGACTTACCTTGAATGTAAATACCAGTTCACGCTTGGTGTGCTTGAAAGTAGGTCTTACCTTAATGACAATATTCTCGGTAAATTTTTCGATAAAGATTTTGCTTAGTTGTTTATTTTTCATACAATCATAGTATGAAAGAAGATCTTTTAAAACAACTATTAGAATCTG